ACACACCATAATAATAATAAAATATAGCCCCGAACTTTACCCACTAGTTACACTCCTTACTAGTGGGTTTTTTTTCACCTCCAATAAATGGTATACTCTAGTTATCAAACAACAGGACATAAAACAATGAGTCAGAATTTAGTAATACCAGGCGCAGACAATAAAGTACGCTTTGTTTTTGCTGGCGTCGATTTAACTGCATCAACAGATTTAAAAATAACCTTTGGCGCAGAAGTTTACACAAAGTTACTTGATCCGACAGTTGTATTCGTTGAATCATCAACAACCCTAGCCTTAGATTTAAACGCCACCGCTGAAGTGGGTAAAATATTTGCTACAATAAAGTATTTTGATGGTGGCAGCACTTTAGGCGAAGATATAACAAGTCGTGAGTTAGGTAATAGTGATCAAATAGTTGTCGCTATCGGTACTCAATTAATCATTGAAGATGGCTCAATTGTAGATTTTGCAAACTCTCTTGCTACTGATGACGAATTAAAAGCATGGGCAGGTATTAGAAATAAATCTGTACCAGCAACGCAACCAGATAGAGAGGCTTTATTAGTTCTCGCTATGGATTACATAACTAGCAAAGAGGTGATGTTAAAAGGCTGTAGAGTAGACGAGCTTCAGACATTGCCATACCCAAGGCGTGGAGTCTGCGTTAATAACTTTATAATAGATTTTGATTCTATCCCACCAAACGCGAAACAATCACAACTAGAATTAGCCCTACTTGCTTTTGGTTCAGGCTTATTTATTGACGGGCAAAATAAAAACGTACAACGTGAAAAGCTTGGTGATTTAGAAGTTGAGTATTTCTCAGGTGGTTCATGGGCAAAAATACAAACAGGTAGCGCAGACACTTATTTAAATCCTTTATTAAAAAACAATGGTAGCAATAATATTGCGGAGCGTGTTTAGATGCCTAGCAACGCTGAATGGCTTAGTCTAGCAAAAAGACTTTACTCCACAACTTTCTCAGGACAGACGAATAATAATGTCGTATTAACTCAGATTGGCGACTTTGACTACGATACTCAATTGCCAACAATATCAGCAACGGACAATATAAACCTTGCTAGGGTTTATGATGCAAAGCTAAGTAAATTTGATGGTTCAAATATTCAGGTTGGCGATAGATTGGTTGGAATAATTAACGAAAACTTAAGCGTTGATCCTCGTGCTGATAATGTTGAATGTAAAGTTAATGGTGTTGAAGTATCAATTGAAAATGTCGGCATTGATGAAGCTGGAGCGGTTTACACTTTACAGGTAAGGGATAAGTAATGGCTTTTGAATTATCTATTGACGACTACCTTAAAGATGAAATAAACAGAGAGGCTAGAGCTGTCGCTATCCATTTATTAAATGGATTAACTCGCGTCACTCCTGTCGATACTGGTCGCGCTCGTGGCAATTGGTTTGTAGGAATAAATAAATCTAATCGAGACATAGAATCAGAAAGAAAAGCGGCTCAAGCAGTTGTTGAGGGTGGTATTGTTATTTCAAAAGCTAGAATACTTAATTACCCATCGGTAACACTGAGTAATAATTTACCTTACATCGAAAAATTAAATGACGGACATTCTACACAGGCCCCGAAAAAGTTTGTCGAGTCTGAAATCTCAAGAGTAGTTAACGCGAGGCAATTAACTAATGATAGATAATATCGCACTAACGCAAGAAGGCTTGATTGATAACCTTTTAAATAATTTACCTGTTGGCTATACCAAAACCAAGGTTAAGCTACCTAACGCACCATTTACAACGCCTAAATCAACTAAGTGGCTAAGAGTTACATTTATTGATGGAGCAAAAACCAATGTACAGGCGGGCGGCGGGTATAAAAGAACTTTAGGGTTGTTTGTAATCGATACATTTTACCCTTTAGGTAAAGGCGACAAAGCTCAGTTAGAAGAATTAAAAGTAATTCAAGATTTATACGAAAACCAAGAAATAGGCAATGCCAAATGTTTCGAGGCTGACCCATCTATTTTAGGTGAAGACGGTTCGTGGTATCATTGCCAAGTAACAATAAACTTATACTACGAAGGAAGTTAATTATGACCATAGTAAACGATAGAAGTCTCTCAGGTAACGATATTAGCGTTTACTTGTCACCTCAAACAACCAAGGGTGTTATTGATGCTACCCCAGCGTTTGATCAATTTAGGCGCACCGAAGGAAAACCAAAGAAAGAAATAACCTATGTTCAATCTGGCGAAGTTAAAACAAATCGCCAAGGCCGCATACAAGTTCAAGATGCTACCACTTTCACCGGTGAACCTGCATTTGAATTGAATCAGTCAACGGCTGGATATTTTGATGCAATGATTCACGGCACGAAGGATGACAACTCAATCACATCAGTTATTACAATCGGCTCAACTGCTACTGGCTTTATTAGTACAGGCAATGACTTTGCAAACTTATCTGTAGGTGATTGGTTTATGGCTGCAGGCTTTACCGATACAGGATTAAATATCCTTCATAAAATCAGCGTTTACACTGATGATAACAATATTGATGTTGTAACTGCTCCTTCATCTATTGAGGCTGAAGGCGCAAGCGTAACCTTTGAGTCAATGAAAACTAGCTCAGGTAGTGATCAAACTTACTTCACCACTCAAACGCGAACAGTAGATAAAAGTGCCGCTGGTGATATTGATTACCGTACATTCTTTGATGCTGTTATTAATACAGGCTCAATGGAAATCGGTGAAACTGGCATTGTAACTGGTAGCTTTTCCTTATCTATCGAGCAATTACTAGCCGGTACCGCAATAATCGCAGGTCAAACAGATAACGCGGTTGATACGTCTGACCCAGTAAGCGCAATTGATAACATATCGCGCATTTACGTTGATGGTGTTGACTCAGATTGTGGCGTAAAATCCATGGGTTTAGAGTTCAATAATAACTATCAAGGTGATCGCTCGGCAGCTTGTGAAGGTGAGCGTTACGCATTTGGTGACGTTGACGCAACAGGCGCATTAGTTACACGAGCAGTTATATCAAACACTTTTGATTGGCGTAACCGTTTTGAAACTAGCACAGCGTTTGCATTAGCCCCCGCTTTTAACTGGTCTGATGGTCGCTGGATGGTCGTTGAGATTATGCGCGCTAAATTAACTGAACATTCAATGCCCGACGGATCTAATGTTGTTAGCTCAAATGAAATGAGTTATTCGGCTGAAGAAGATCCAGTAACAGGAACTACCGTTCAAATCTTTAGAAACTTTTAACATCTTTACCATGGCTAGGCTCATAACCGAAAGCGTATTTGTCACACGTTGCCATGGTGATCACTGACACACTTTGACTAGGTGAAATTATGAATTTATCAAACTACGAAGAAGATAACAGCAAGCAGGAAAAAGGTTCCCCATGCCACATTGAAGATGGTTCTTTTGATGTTAAACGCTTCAATACTGTTGAGAGCAACATACAGATTGAAGATATTAAAAAGCGCGAGTATGGCTTTGCACCAAAAGAAATAGACCATAATAAGGTTATTGCTATTTGGTTAACTGAACACGGTGTTACTGGCTGGGATGGTGTTTTTGATGACGTTAAAGAAATCGAATATTCAAAGATGTCAGCACGGCAAATATTCTTAAACCCTGCTTACTTTCTTAGTTTGAATTTATTATTATTACAACACGCTAGCGATTATAGTAACTACTTGCATGATGCTATTAAAGAAGATGTTGCAGCCATAAAAAAGAGTTAAGTTATCGCGGCGAGGTTGGCTACGATGACGAAGAATTAGGCGTATATAATTTATATAAAGCTCAAGGTCAATTAAAAGAGTTTTACAATTTAAAGCCTGATTTAACAAATCAACAACAATTATTATTAAATTCGTTTTACAGGTTAAGCCAGGAAAGACGAACAGAGCAAGGCGCACCACTTTCTATAAAAGATAAAGATATACATTATCACCAACGCACAAATGGTTCATGTTCATTAGCGCCCGATTTATTTATAATGGCAATACATAACATTGATAGTGAATACATCAAGCAGAAACACGCTGAAATTCGCAGACGAAACAAAGGTTAATTAGATGACTACTCGCTTTATAGATATAAAAATCAGGACAAGGACCGCTGAAAAGAACGTAAAGCGCCTTGATAAAGGGGTGATAAAGCTTGGTAAGGATGCCGATAAAACCTCCAAATCATTTGGCGCACTATCAAAGGTTGCTGCTGCTATTGGTACGGCCCTGTCTGTAAATCAATTAGTTAAATATGCTGATGCATTCTCTAGCATACAAAATCAAATTAGGCAGACCACAAAATCAACGGAAGAATTAACAAAGCGAACTGCTGACTTGTTGGGCGTTGCTAATCGCTCAAGAACTGAGTTCCAAGCAACCGCTGAACTATACACACAGTTAAACCTTTCTACTGAAAACCTTAATTTATCAACTGATGAACTCTTAAGGCTTACTGAAACTATTGGCAAGTCATTTGCTGTTAGTGGTAAATCTGCTGCTGAGTCTGCTGGAGCAATTAGACAGTTAGGACAAGCTTTTAGCGCTGGTGCTTTACGTGGTGACGAATTCAATTCAATTGCTGAAGGTGCACCAGAAATAATGAGAGCATTACAACGCTCTTTAGGTAAGACGCAAGGTGAGTTAAGGGAGTTTGCTGCTACTGGTGGGATTACTGCTAAGATACTTGTTGAGGCGCTAGGCGGTGCCGCTGATGTTATTGACGATAAAATGACAAAGGCTACAGCAACATTCGCTCAATCAGTACAAGAAGCTAATAATAACATGATTGATTTTATTGGCAGCTCAACAACAGTTAAAAATATTGTTGGTGGTGCTGGTGAGGCTATTGTTTCAGCAAGTAAAAACATAGATTCAATCGCCAAAGCATCCGTTGTGCTGGCCAGTGTTTTTGCTGCTCGATTAATTCCTTCGATGATTACTTATACAACAAACGTTATTGCAAACACTCAAGCGCAATTATTAAACGGAACAACAGCAACAAGGACGGCTAATATTTACGGCGTGGTCAGCGTTGCACAAGCAAGGGCTACAGTAACGACAAATGTATTAACTATTGCGTCACGGGCATTATCTGCATCAATGGCTTTAGTTGGTGGCCCGTTAGGTGTTGCTTTAATCGCCGCGGTTGCATTGGTTACGCTTAGCGACTCGATTGAAGATGTTGGTGCTAAATCAACGCTATCAGCCACAGAAGTCGACGAGTTCACCGATTCAATAAAAGGACTAACAAGAGCTACTAAGGCTAAATTACTCGGTGATATAAATACCGAGATGGCAGAGCTAAGAACTCAATTAACTAGCTCAAGCGAAAAACTGGCCCAGTTCCAAAACTTTTCTGATTCGCCTATAAAGACAACGCAAGTAAATAGATATAAAGCTGAAGTTATCGACCTTAATAATCAACTTGATTTATTGAGTGAAAAACAAGGGCTAATACTTGGCGCACCTGATTTAAGCGGTGGAACTGATAGAGGCAATATTAATGATGAAGTTGCCGACCCTGTTAGCGGTGTTAAAGATGACTCAGCCAAACTAGCGGCAATAAAAGACAGTTTTAAAACTGAAAACCAGTTACTATTTGAAAAATTCCAAGCTGACAAGCTAATACTTGATCAAGAAGTTATCGATAAACAAGAAAGATTCGATTTAAGCTTAGCCTTAGCGCTACAGTACTCGGAAAACCTAGCAGCAATAGAGCAGGAAGGCGCAGACAAAAGATTAGAGATAACAGAGCGTGAGGCGCAGTTAAAGCAATTAGTTAGACAAAACGATATTAACAACGCTCAATCAATCGCCACTACAGGATTAAAAGTTTTAAGCAAGTTTGGTGATCAATCATTCAAAACGCAAAAGAAATTCGCAATTGCTGAATCATTGGTGAATATTGCCGCTGGTGTAGCTAAGGCATTAAACAACCCTTACCCGCAAAATTTAGGTTTTGCTGCACAAGTGGCATTGCAAGGTGCCGCTCTAATATCAACAATTAAAAGCTCAAGCCCTAGCGGTGGAGGTAGTACACCATCGATAAGCGGTGGAAGTTCAAGCGGTGCTGCATCTACTCCTTCAGTAGAGGCACCACAACAAAATAGAGTTGTCGACATTAGATTAGACGATGACGCTATATTAACAGGCGCAGCAGTTAAGCAATTAATATCTAGTACGCTTGGAACTGATGACGATATAACCTTACAAATAACATCTAATCAAGCTGAATTAGCTAGAACGGGGGCAATATAATGGCTGTCATAGTAGTTGACACAACCGCAGTAACACAAACATCGTCGACGGATAGAAGTATATTAGGCTTTGAGTCTGTACTGCCAATATCAACGGTAAGCGGCGAAGATGCAGATACAGATAATCCTTTTAGTAACTGTTTAGATTATCGGGACAATACGAAATATTCACCGGCAATAAGTAGCGGAACAATTGTGATCTTGTTTACTCAGTCACTAACACAAACGTTAGATTATTTTGCCTTTGCTATTCATAACTCACAAGACGCAGGGTTAACCGGTACCTATGAAGTTGATGATGGTACTGGATATTCTGTTGTTGCTGAATTTGCTAGCCTTAAAAACAATAAGCCTTTTGTTAAATACTTTGGCTCAATAACCACTGTTAGACAAAGATTAACTTTAAACTTTACATCTAAATTATTCATAGGAACGATTTACACAGGTGCCGCGGTTGTTATGGATAGGACGCCAAGCCTAGGCTTTCAACCTGCTAAATTTTCCTCTCTAGATACCGTAGAGCAAGCGACAACACAAGGTAATAACTTTATAATAGGACGTAGGGAAAAAAGAGGCAATCAGGCTAAGGCAACATTTAGATATATTAAATTTACTACCTTAGATGATTGGTATTCAGATTTTATTGAACATGTTTTAGATAGTAAACCTGTATTTTTTAAATGGTCAGAAGTTAAAGATGAAACTATTTATGGGTTACAAAACCATAAAACATTAACTAAGCCTACTTACGTAACGAGCAATCATGCGGACATCTCTATTGAGGTGAATGGATATATATAATGAGCTTTGATTTATTAAAAACACAAGCAGGGCAAAACACAGCGACTATCATAACGATAGAGCTTGATAAATGCCGACATACTACCGTGCAATCAACTATCGACGGAGCAATAACAGTTTCTAGTTCGTTAAATGCTGGCGTATTGGGTACGGTTGTTATTTCAAGTGGTGACTCTACCGCTTTCACTAATGCAGACCCGTATTTATTATGGGATGACGAATTAATAAAGGTTACTGTTGATTCTGCTATTCAATTAACAATAGTTTCTCGTGGTGCCTTTGGTACTGTTGATGTCAATCACTCGCCAGATACAGCGCAGTTAAAACATTCTGGTGAAGTTGATGGGACTTGTTATTCGTTTCCGCAAACTTGTTCAGCTCCTGATTCATATCTTTCAGGATTAACCACACCATTTACATTTCCTAGCACTCAATTGGATTGGTCGGTTAATTTCTTTAATGGCTTTAAATCAAGCAGTCATACACCGCCAAAAGTTGACCCTGGCCAATCAATGGGTAGCAGGGCTAAATTTAGTTTTAATTTAATCGACTCAGTAGACGATGACGTTTACGTCCCATACCCTGACAGACGAACAAGCAACGCTACGCTCTTTTCAAAGTGGATAGCTAGAAATCCTATATTTGAGGGCAGATCAGTAAAAGAGCTAGTTGGCTTTGACCCTTTAAACTTTGATGTTGATAACTTTATTACACGCGAGTATGTAATAGATTCATTACAGTTAAATAAAGGTATATTAAGTTGTTCCTGTTTAGACCCGTTAATACTTACCGATGATAAAAAAGCTAAGGCCCCTGTTGTATCTCAAGGCTCGCTATCGGTTATTATTGATGACCTAAGCACTACAATAACTTTTACCGGCGCTCCTGCTTTTGATTATGGCGCAAGCGGTACTGTCTTTGTGCGAATTGATTCAGAAGTTATTGAGTGTACCGTCTTATCCGATTTTGTTTTAACTATCGTTAACAGGGCGGTAGGCGGCACAGAACAAAAAGACCACGCATTGAGCGCAACAGTTCAAGAATGCTTAGTTTATGATGATGTTAATGTAGTTACTATTATTGAAGATTTACTAGTCAATTACACAACTATACCAAGTAAGTTTCTAGATGATTATTCAACCGTTATTGCTGCAACATCATCAATAACCTTAACTGCAAATATAAACAAGCCGGAGTCAGTTAAAAAATTAATAGATGAACTCATTAAGAATGGTGATCTTGTCATGTATTACGACGAGGAAAATCAGCTAATAATAATAAAACAGGTCCAAGATGTATCTGTAGAGCCTATTTTTATCAATGAAGATGATCATATATTAAAGGATTCAATCGACTTCAAGCGTTTACCTAAAGAGCAATATACTCGCTATTCGACTGCGTGGGCACCAAATGACATAACAAAAACAACAAATGACGAATACTTTTCTATAGTTTATCAGCCTATAAATCTAAACAAAGAGTTACCGGTCAATAAAGGTGAGGTAGAAGAAAAGACAATATTTTTTAATCGTTGGTTAACTAATGCTTCAAACGATATAACTATCGGCACATCTTTAGCTCAAAGAGTTTTAGATAGATCTGAAATGGTTCCTGAAGAGTTTAGTTTTACTTTAGATGTTGAGGACGTATTCAATACTCAGGATGGTTCGCTTCAGTTAGGTTCAATAGCGACAATATCAAGCTCAAGACGTGTAAATGTTGACGGTTCAAATTTATCGACCAATTACCAAGTGTTGAGCATGAAAGATTTAGGCAACATGAAATACAAAGTATTAACTAAGTTATTTCAAGACCCTTTACAGGGCGTAAATGTTGACTTTACAATATCTTCAAACAAAGAGAATTATGACCTATCAACAGAGTTTTCACCTGTTGCTGGTAATTACGTAGTGCTAATAGATACAGGCGTGTCAGTTGGTAGTACATCAGTATTAATTGACGCATTTACCACTGGTACTCAAGCATCTGGAGTTACGTTTGATTTTATAATTAGAGGCTCTATTGAAGGGGCTGGCGGTAGCGGCGGCGCTGGCGGTATCCTTGTTTCAATTGATAGCTTGGGTGAATCATCTTTCGGTACTGCCGGGGAAACTGGTGGTAATGCCTTTAATGCTACCGTGCCATGTACAATAAATACAGGTTCAGGTGCTTTATGGGCTGGCGGCGGTGGTGTAAATGGTGGAACATCTTACACAGAAAGGTTGAACCCAGTACAACCATTAAGCTTAGTTGCTTACCCTGGTAATGGCGGTTCAGGCGGTCAGGGCTATGTTGGCGGGTTAGGTGATGTTAAGGGTGAAATAACAGGCCTAGTTTCTGGTGTTGGCGTTGACGGTAATATTGGATCAAGGGGTGCACCTGGGGTTGTTGCATCAATAAGTGGCGGAGAGTTTGGCGAAGATGCTGATACTAATGTATCATCAGAAGGTCAATCCGCAACAGGCTTATCAGGATTTGCCATAGTATCAAATGGAAATTTAGTAACAATAACGAGCGGTGACAACCCTCTAAATATCAAAGGCAGGAGATCATAAAATGAGTTTATCACCATATATCGTCACAGTAATAACTAAAGAAGACGCACCGTACAACGTAATACCAAACGCATCAATTGAAATTAGGGAGCGATTAGCAAACGGAACTAGCGGCGATCTATCTTTAATATTTGAAGACTCGGCAGGGTTATTTCCAATTACACAAACAGGAGCAACGGCAGACACGAACGGGCAATTTGTTTTTTATGCTGAGTCTGCTGAATATAACGCGGTCTATCAATCTCAAACTGTACCTGTTGATATGGGACTGACCCCTTCAACATTACCAACTGCTTTAATAAACGACCTATCACAAGAGTGGGCCGGAACAGTATCAGAATATAAAAACTCAACAGTATCATTCCCTATCAGTAAGTTGG